GGGAGGGGATCATGCCCATGCTGCAGGTTCACGATGAACTGGCATTAAGCGTCAAGACAAAGGAAGAAGCGCAGCGTGCAGCAGAAATTATGGCAACGTGCGTGAATATGCAAGTCCCCAGTCGGTGCGATGTGGAAGTCGGACCGAGCTGGGGTGAAGCCAAATAATCAGCGGACGCGCCCTTCAAGGCGGTCTGCTACCAACTTGGCGTAGCCGGCGATATCTAGCCAGTGGTCAACTACATCAGGATTGCCGTTCACAATGCGGCCAATCTTGTGGATGATCATGTCCAAGGCCTCAGCCTGATCGTGCGCGAGGACCTTGTCACGGTTGTTCAAGGCGGCCTGTACAACACGTTTCAACATCTGCATGACCTCCGCGCCCTCGATGAACTTGCCGTACTCCACGGCCCGAGCGTCAAGGGTTGCATCCACCTCATCAGGGAAGTCAAACATTTCAATCTCCAGTGGTGCGCTGCCGGCAGCGCTCTGCTGTGCAGGAGCAAGTGTGGCCAACTGCTCAGACCTCTTGGGGAACACAAAGCCTTTCTTCTTCATTGTGTTGCGCAAAACATAAATGGATTGCTTAGTCAGATCAAACCGCGCTGCTACCTCAGTTGGTGCTGCAGCAGGATTACTCTGCATAAATGAGCGGGCTTTTGCGGTTCTTGTGTTTTTACGTTTAGTGGCTTTCATATTAGACTTTCTTCATATTGCGATAAATCGCGTTGGGTTGGTTTAGGAAATAACTTTGGGTCAAGTCTTGTGAATGGCCACCACGCCATCAGTTGTTCTTGACTCAAAGGTTTTGGGGGCTCTTGGGACTGCAGCTTCTTTTGAATTGTTAAAGACTTCATAATATTTCTTAGGCATCGGGGCCTTCTTATCTAACAGGTTGCGCAGCCATTCCGCGCCGCCTAATTGGTTCAGAATCATCCACTGTCTATCAGACATCCTCACTTGTCTTCCGATCAGTGGCTCGGGTGGTTTTGGTCTTGGCATGTTCTATTAAATTCCTTGTCGTTACTCTTTTGGTCCAACAGCAAGCGCAAATCCACTTTGCTGCACTCATTTGTATTCCACCTTCCGGTGGCCGTTTCTCTTCGCATTTATTACAAAGTTGTAATTGATGGACATGCTGCTTGCTACCAAGCTGCAAGTGATGACTGGTAAAGCTCACGTTTTCATATTCCTTATGTGTACGGTGAAACTGCCTATCGTATCCGGCCCGAAAGCCTTCATCTTCTCAATCTCCTTGGCTACCTCTTCAAGGACCACGTTGCGCTGCATCGGAGAAACATAAAGATCGTAGTGGTACGGCTGACCTTCAATATCCTTCAAGATCTGCTTGCCAAGGTTGCTGTGCTTTTCCACATCGTTAAAAGCTTCGTCCTCTTCTCGTGTCCAATCAGTCATACCAGTTCCTTTAATGTTGAAACCCTCAACTTCAGGCCCATCTTTTCCAGTTGCTCTTCAACTTCTTTCAAGCTCTTCCTGCCTAAATTGGGCAACCTCAGAAGTTCATCCCTAGTCCACTGCTCCAACTGGCCTACCGTGTGGATTTTTGCCTCTTTTAAACAGTTGCTTGTCCGCACAGTAAGCTCAAGCTCGTCAATGAATTGAGACGACTTGCCTATGACCCGCGCTTCAAGGATCAATTGCCTTCTTTTGAGCATCTCGGTGGCAAGGATATAAGAATCCAGTGCTATGGTGTATGCGTTACGTATGCCACCACTCACAATTGCCGCCGCCATGGCCTCCATCGCAAGTTGGTCCAATCTGTCTTCGTTAGTCATTTGTGTCTCCATATAGTTCTCTGCATCTAAACAAAGCGTAATAAACAAGGCGGCAATCACCGCGCTGCTCAAACGTTTCAATTGCTAGGTTTTTCCACACCACCCGTTCAATCCATCTTTCTAATCGGTATAGCTCCATCATTTCTTCTCCTCAATGTTGTAAAACCAATCGTCGCCCGCGGACCACTTGCGTGTGCCGTCCACTGTCCACAACCTCTGCGCTGCTTGGAAGTCAGGAAACTTCGTATCAGCAGGAACAAGACTCTGGTCATACCAGAGGCACCGGTTGTTGGGCTGACAGGCAAACTGCCCGTTGTCCAAGGCCATGAAGTTAAAGCTTTTGTGCTCCTCGGCCTGCTCTGTAAAACCCGTGTCCAAGTCCATACCATCAGCACAGAAGTCCACAGTGAACAGGTAACGCCCGAAATGCCATTCCTTGTCTTTGCCAAGGAACTTCACGCCAAGATTACGCAGACCGATCTTTTCAATCACCGTAAATTGATAGCCCATGCAATCCCACAGTTGTAAAGTATCTATTGACAAATTACCGTGGTCCGCGTGCCACACATATGCATGGATCGGCAGCTTGTCGTACAGCGCCCCGTAGTGCGGCAGCAGGGATTCAATCCTGAATACCTGACCACGCAGCGCCTTCAAACTAACCCACACTGCCGGCTCAAGCTCCCCATGGCCTTTGTGATCGTTGTACAGAAACTCACGTTTTACAAAACACTTCAGGGGCGGCAGGGATGCAACGATATAACTCATGTGTTCTTCTCCTTGAGCTTGGCCTCTGCCCGTTCAATCGCTACCCATGTATTGCCCTCGGCTATGTAACTCAACAATTCCACCTCATCTTTTGTCAGCCCAACCCATGGGCGCTGTGGTGGATGAAGTAATGGCTCGGTTGTAATGCGCTTGCGTCCATTGCTGTCGGTCACTATGCGTATGGTCATGCCTTCTTCTCCTCATACTTGCTGCACTCTTCCAACCAGATAGGGTCAAAGTTCCACGGCCAATGGAACCAACCCTTCTGCGCTGCCCGAGCATTGCCAGAGATCAACGCCTTGGGCTCCAAGCACTGGATGTGATGCGTCATGGGCAAAGGATCATGGTTCACGCACTTATGGCAATTAGGCCGGTCCACCTGCGGTTTGTAGTCTTCAATGTTGCTCATCGAATTCGTCCTTTATCTTCTGACGATTGATCATGGCCTGCATGGGATCGGTGTCACCCATCAGCACTTCAAGCAGCAGCCGATCTATTGCCTTCAAATGCTTTTCCAATGCCGCATTCTTGGTAACCATCTCACCACAAGCGGCAACATATGGCCGCAGGATTTCTAATTCGCGTTCTGCATTCATACAACGTTCCTCATCTCTTCAAAATAAATAGGTGCGTCCTGCTCTATCCGAAAAATCACATCCGGATGCAAAACCCCGCTCAAGTCCACATTACTGTTAGGCAAGAACACCGAAATCAACGTCCATACCTCCGGATAGTCCGGCTCCAACTTCAAGCCAGACAGGGGCTCAACAGAGCCAACTTCCGCCGGCTCATACTCAAAGAAGCATTTGAGCGCCAATCCAAGCTCGTCACACTCATACAAGAATTCATGCATACATCACCCCACAGTCAAAATTATTAGAAAACCCACAATCACCGACCCCAACGTCACAGGCCACAAAGGCACAGGACGATGGATCGAGGACCATCCCATCAAAGCTGCCTGAACAAGCTCCTCGGAACTCGTCATCTCAGGAGGCTTTGGCTGATACAGCAGCCCTATTTGTACCTTGCCCGTGTTAAACGGCGTTACACGCCCGTTTGTGCTGCTCACAGAGGTGAATTCATGCGCATTAGTGATCATAGGATGGCCCTGTCTTAGCTTTGGCTTTCATAGCATCCTTGTACGCATGCTCAAAGCCCTCCAAAAATACCTCAACGGGTACGTCTAATTCTGCAGTCAAGATGGCCACAGAGACAAGGCACGCGTACCAAGCTTCCGATGGCTTTGCAAAAGTATTTCCGCAAAAGTTAAGCAAAGTCTGCGCATTGTCCATGATCTCTTCGATCTGTTTATCCGGTGTGTGTGGTAATTTACCCATGTCACTATCCTTTCTTTGTTAATGAAGTTTGTCCGCCTTTTATCTAAGTGGACAGGGTTATTATCATGCTTTTATCTAGTTAGGTCAATTACTTGAAATGTACTATTTCCTAGGGGTTTTCCCTTGGTTTGGGGGTTTTAGTGTGATGCATTATGGTACTGGGTGGATGTACAGTGGTTGGGGGTGGGGGGATTGGGGGCCGCGGACCGAGGGTCAAAAAGGGTGAAAATGGCTCAAAAAGTAATACTAAGGTTTAGGTGCTATAGACCTTTTAGGGGTAAGGTATGTTTTTTTTTTTATTTTTGTGAGATTTGGCGTAATAGACGTAATGGTGTAAGAACTGAATGAAATCAATACGTTACGAGCATTCGGCAAATTACGTCTGGAGATTCAATGTAATATTTCTAGGGGGGCTCCGCGAGATGAAAAGTGAAAAAATAAAAACACACTACACCCTCCAAAAGTTCTATAGGGAGCCCTGATTGCTTTTGTTGGTTGACTCTTGGGGCGACACTCGTTATACTCGTGGTAGTTCTTTTACGGGAGTTAATGATGGTACACATTGATCAGGGAATAGCCCTGCCAACCAATAGATCCAAATACCCTTTTGGGGAGATGGAGGCGGGTGATAGCATTCTGTTTGGCGTGCGCAAGCAAGCTGAAAGCTGCAGAGTAGCTGCCCTTCGCTTCACACGAGTGCATCAGCCTAAATGGGTGTTCACGCTGCGCAAGGTGGATAATGGTTGGCGTTTGTGGAGAATCAGCTAATGGCCAAGAAAGACGTTTGGAATGTTCCCCCTGTCATGCCTGACAAGGCACAGAAACGAATGTCTACTGAGGTGGCACCGCTGCGGCAGCAGCGTCGCAAGCTAACAGCCAAGGAATGGACCTTTGTTACTGAGCTTGTGAGTGGCGATGGCCGCACCACAATGAAAGAGGCAGCCATCAGGGCAGGGTACAAGTCGTCCAGCGCTTCTGTGATGGCATGGAAGCTCACAAACCCTGATATCAACCCTCACGTGGTATCTGCCATTCAGGCCTATCGTGCTGACTTGGCGTCCAAGTACAACACGTCCTATGAGCGCCATATGCGCGATTTGCAGATCATTCGCGATAAAGCTTTGGATGCCGGTGCATTTGCAGCAGCCGTCCAAGCAGAGTATCGTAGGGGCCAAGCCTTGGGAACGATCTATGTGGAGCGCAAAGAGATCCGCCACGGCACAATTGACAGCATGAGCAAGGAAGAGGTACAGCGCAAGCTTGACGAGCTTAAAAAGCTGTATGGTGGGCCTCCACCCACTGCCTTGATCGATGCGGACACTGGAGTGGTGATTGAAAGTGCAGCAAGAGAAAAAGATCCCGAGTTCGACGCGGGAGTGGAGCAGCCTCCGCTTGACATCTTTGAGCGAGGTTTGGGGGGATCAGATGACACCTGAAGCTAGATTTTCGGCTAGGGTGAAAGCCGGCCTTGTAAATTGCTCAATTGAACGCATTGAAAATCGTGTGAACCTTGGCATTCCTGACATGTTGGTGGGTGTCGGGGAATACTTTGTTTTGATGGAATTGAAAGTGGTTGCCAAGGGGCTAAAGGTTGGGCTGCGTCCACATCAAATTGCTTTCATGACTCGGCATGCTGCCAAGGATAGGCCTTGCTTCATTCTTGTTCTTGACATGGGTAATACACTACGCCCCTCGACCATTCGTTTGTACCATGGGGGAGATGCTATGAAATTGGCTGCAGAGGGCATAAAACTTGAGCCCTTCAAATGTTGGCCTTCGCGTGGCATGCCTTGGGTGGAATTAGAGGAAACCCTAGGTTTAGTAAAATAAATGTAAAAAAGTGTTGCAAGGTACAAAAACCTTGCTATACTGGCGATGCCGGTGCTTGATCCGGTGCTTAGAAAGGATAGAGAGATGGCAGTTTATAAAATACGCCTTTGCCGAACAGCATATGCATTTACTACAGTAGACATTGAAGCAGTAAGTGCGGATGCTGCAGTGGATAGAGCACTAGACTATTCAGGGGATTACAGTTATTTGGAAAAAGATGCCGAATATTCAGTTGAAGCAGTAACCGAAACAGAAAGGATAGAGAAATGAAAACCTACAAAGTAGTTGCAGCAAGTACAAGCTATGTCTATTGCTTGGTACAGGCAGAAGACGAGCAGCAAGCATGGGATAAGGCGCGTGAAATCGATGGTGGTGATTTTGATGACGCGGGTTATGGCAGTTGGATCATTGACACTGTTGAAGAGGTGACAAAATGAAAGAATTATTAAGAGATATAGAAATGGGTTTGGTGCTTGCGGGGTATTACATTGAAGATCATTGGGGTGATCCAAATGATCAATATGAAACAGATTGTAAAACCTTAAAAGAAGCACAGGCAGCATTTAAAAAATTACAGGAGATTGCAGAATGAAAAATTTGAGCTTTGATGAAGTGGCTTTCCTTGACGTTTATCAGCATGCCGTTGCTGTTGCTTCGCGTGCTGATGTAGTTCGCTTTTTATCTGCTGATCCGGACGAGCGCAGCAGCCGCGAATTTTGCGATTCGATGGACGATGTTTATTCGTCGATTGCTGATGCGTATGAGGTTTGGTTTTGCGCTTTGAAGCATGCCCGAACAAATAAAGGCATGACTGTTCGCACCTTGTCGGCTGCGCTCGCTAATTTGCCGCAAGATTTGCCCGTTTTGATTTGGGATGCCGGAACCCGTTTGGGCATTGCTCATATTGACGACAGTTTCATAGAAGACGAGTACCCGCGCCTTGAGTTGAACACCGACCGCGACGATTAATTTAGAAAGGATATCAAAATGCCAATTTACAAATACGATGTGTGCTTTCCCAATTCCCAAAGTGTTGTTCGCTCTTTTCCTTCCCTT